GGCAATCAGGAAGTGAAGTGTTGCTATGACTAGATACACTGAGATCAATACAACAACTGATGTGCTCAAAGAGAGATATATTCTAGGTGCTGAATTGGTAGGCAAGTATGATTTTCCAAGGCTAGTGAAAGCTACTGGTAGCGTTGATGGGTTAGAGCCTGTTTGCTTCACGGAAATGAAAAAGTGTAAGCAACCAAGGAAATCTCTAGGACATTTCTTTGTCAATGATGAATGTTTTGACAGAGTATGGAATAACGCTGAAAAGTACGTTGATATGCTCAGTAATTTCAAGTGGGTGTGCTCCCCTGACTTTACTTGCTACGGTGGTATGCCCCTAGCCCTAAGAGTATTCCAAACATACAAGGCTAGAGCACTTGCATATTATTTATGGAGCAGAGGGGTAAACATAATCCCAACAGTAGGGTGGAACGAGCCTGAATCTTGGGAATGGTGCTTTGATGGAATACCAAAGGGAAGTATTGTTGCAGTATCAACCAATGGTATTGTAGGTAAAGAATCAATAGAGCATTACTGTACTGGATATAAAGTCATGTTGGATCACGTTGAACCAAGCAAGGTTGTATGTATAGGCAGACCGCTTGACGTTTCCAAGGAAGTTGATATAATTTACTTTGATAGTTATTCAATGCAAATGCGAAAGAGGATAGCTAATGGGAAATCGAGATTATCAGAAGAAGAAAAGAGGTAAGCTTAAAGAATTAGCCACTACCTTGTACAATAAAAAGCCTAGACGTGACACTACCAGGGCTGATGAACTCAAAAAGCTAAAGTAAAATTGCACAAACAACGTTTAGTAGCATAGCGGTGTGGTTGTGCAAACCGCCCACACCGAGAGAGTGTGAAAAGTTTGTGAAATCTCGGATCACTTCCAGTAATTGTGAACAAATTGTTAATTAGGCCACAGAAATCCATTTTTATACCTTTCATTATAAAAAGTCACCTTTTAAACAATGGTGGCTTTTTTGTTGCTTTTATATAACGGTCAGGACTTGCACCTATCAACCTAGTAGACAATAGGACGATAGCCCGCCCACCTAACAACCTATTCACCTAGTAGGGCATAGGGCTATTAGTATCTTATTATCATGTCAAAATAGTATATAGCTTTTAAACGCTCATATTTGCCAAAATAAGACAATATAATATTTAGATGGGGAAATGTTCGCCTAAAGGGATATTAAAAGGATTTGGGCTATATATCAAAGCGACAAGGGGCGATAAATAGAAATATAAAACCGTGTTTAGAATCTGCCTTGCGTGGGTGTCCTGATGTGGCTATATCTCAAAATGCTATTTGTTAATGTTAGGATATACCTCTACAAGCCCCAAAAACATCCCTAGGACGCATTTTAATATATTAGCCTAACAAGTTATCAAAGAATTATTTTAAATCGTTTCTAGGGGCATTTAAGAAGATTATACAATATCTAGTGGTATTTTTGATCCATGGAGCACAATATATTGTGGTTTTCAGACACTTACCAGTAACTAAAAGCAAACGCAAATAAAAAAGGGTGCTATATTGCACCCTTTAGCCATTGAACCATATTAAATTTTTTCGGTTGCTGATTTTCCCACCATTCAACTAGGCGGTCGATTTCTTCTTGCTTAACGTATGGTATTTTAATTAATTGTTCGCCCTCAGGCTTTAAATATATCCCTTGACCATATCGGGGAAGTGTCTCAAGCCCTGAATGGTCAAGGATATTTCTTGAATCCTGTTTGTTGCGTGTCCTAAGTCCTACCCTACTGTCAAAATTAACCTTTATCGGTGTAGGGATTACAGACGACAACGGACATTGTGTACACGCTATTAAATGAACGTTAGACGCTCGCCCTATCTGCGAAATTCTTTGTAAAATTGGTTGTACTGTTTTTCTATTCGTTGTCATCAAGTCGGCTAACTCGTCAATGATTATATAAACGTGACCGCCTGTGTAGGTTTTAACCCCTTGCTTTTGCATTTCACTATAACGGTTTTCAATTAACTTGATAGAGTTCTGCAAGCCCTGTGTCATGTTCTCGGGTTCTGAGTAATAACCGATTGTGTGAGGTAGATTTTTGAACTGTGACAACTCAACTCTTTTAGGGTCTATCAAAATAAATTGAACTTCATCAGGGAATTTATAAAGGGCGGTTGAAATAATCCCATTCACTAACACGGATTTACCCGAACCACTAGCACCCGCAACAAGTAAATGCGTTTGCGTTAACATATCCTCAAACAGTGGATATATAGCCCCTGAGGGGCTTTTATATGTAATGCTCATATATACACCCCCCTTAAACCTCATAGCCTAGTAACTCGCTGATTTCGTCTAATCGAGCACATAAAAAAGCATAATCTAAATAATTGTGGATTTCCTCATAACTAACAGGAATATATTTGACTATTTCGCCACCGTCTAAAATAAGTACTTGCGCTTTAATATCATAGCTTGCTTGCGTGTCATAATAACTAACACCTATGTGAATTATATTTCCGCTTATATCCTCTTTTATTTCTTCTTCTGAATATTCAAACTCATTGCGGATATAATCAGCTATAACACCATTGCAAATGTTTTTAGAGTCTTGTTTGATGTAAATATCTAACACCGTTTCGTTGTCGTAATCATCAAAGTGTGTTGATAGCTTTGTAACCTCACAATAGTTATAAATCATGTCAATTGAATTTCTGCCATCGTAGAATGTCAAAAGGTTGTCACGTTCTGCATAATCCCACACGTTAATTTTTCTATTTTCGTCAAATACTTCTAAAATATCAAATAGAATCATAATTAAACCGCCTTCCTAATCAAAAAATACTGTTAACAGTTGCTACAACAACGTGACATTTTTCTGTTACTTCTTTACAATCGCAACCGTAAAAAATAGAACCTGAACAGTTAATTAAATCACTTGGAAAATGTTCTCTTTGTGTCATTCCCTTAATTACTACCTCGTATTTGTCGCCTTTTTTGTATTTTTTCAAAAATATAAATGTTCTCATATTAAACCGCCTTTCGTTACTGGTATATTGGTTACAACCACAATATATAGTGGTTTGATTGCTTGGAGCACACTATATATTGTGGTTTTCATTGGTTTTCCAGACCTCGGAACAAATTAAAATTTTAATTTTTCCAATTCTTCAAAAAACTTTTCTCGATTGCGTTCAAGTGCTTTCTGCTTTTTCTCATATCCTGAAAAATCTTTGTTGTAAAGAATGTCTTTCGCTTTCTTGTTGTATTTTTCGAAAATGTCATGAGGGATTCTTTCGCCCCTCATGTTTCTGTATCCTGTTGTAATAGCTATATCTCTTGAATAATCCACATATATGTCGCAATTCCAACCATAGACACCGCTATTGTAAAATGTAGGTTCTACACCTTGCATAATATACTGTAAATCACAATAGCCCATTCTATAAACCTTTCTAAAATTATTGACTTCTTTCATAGCAATTTTAATCTTTCTCATAATATCCACCGTTTCACCTTTCTTTTAAACTGTTAATGATTCCCACTCTTTTTTACTAAGCCTTTTCAATCCGTGCGATTCTCTAAATGTATTAATATGTTTCATTGTGGTTACTGAGTAACCGTCCCACATTCTGAAAAATTCGCCCGCTTTTAATGTTTTGTTGATTCTGCATACTATTGTGTCATAGCTTTGCAAATAAATAGCGTTTGATGTTTCGATTGTGACCGCCCTGTTATTGCTATCGGGTAAAATTGCGGTCAATCCCTCAATTTTAGCATTGTCTAGCACTTCACTTTTGCGTGGTGCTGATGTCAAATAATCGTGTCTGTAATCCTGTTTAATACTTTCAAAATATCCCATATTTTATACCTCTACTTTCTGTAAATATTAAATGATTCATTGTGATAACTAATATAGTTTTCTAGCCAATCATTAGAACATTTTTCAGCGTATTCACTGACAGTTATTTCACTACCCTTATGATTGATATATAATCCTGTGACATCAATATAAACTGACGCTGAATTATAGCCTAAATTAATTGATACTATTTCACATTCTTGTAATATTTCAGGAATGTGATAAACGCTATTTTCACAAGCTAAATCACAGTAACCATTGACCCACAAAGTAATATCTCTCTCAGAACTATTTTTCGTGAGGTTTAAAAACTCTTTTACTTTCATATCGCACCGCCTTTCTAAACTTCTAAAGTTCTACAAAATTGAAACGCAAGTATTAATAAAATACTAAAAACAATAACCTTAATCATGTCTTTCGCCTTTCTTTGTAACTATTCAATTATCCCCTACAAAGAATATATCATATTGCTAATATATTGTAAATAAGAAATTAACAAAATAATGTAAATTTCTATTACTAAAAGATTGTATCTATTTTATCCTATTATTGACTATTTGCAGATAGAATTTTATAATAGCTGGTAAAGACGTGGAAAATACAAGATATTGTGGTTTGAATGTGAGTGATCCGCAAGATATTGTGGTTTGAAATTCGCTACCAGGATCTAGGAGCAAAACATTTTCAAGGGGGCAAACATGGAAAAAGTAACAGACGAGCGTCTAACAATAACAAGCCTTAAAAATAAAGTCTTTGAGGAATTTAGATTTATTTGTGAGGAATACGAGATAGACATAAAATCTATAACCCCACTTCAATTTGGTTTTGTATTAGGTGAGATAAACAACAGGATTATAAAACCCAATGAGAATTATTTAATTTACAATCAAGAACATGAGTATAATTCTAAAAATCTTTATGCTATGTATAAATATATTCTCAATCCTTTATGTAGCCTATACAACCAATTAACCAATGATATTTATTTCTGTTTATTGTTTGATATAGATTTAGTTAATCTTGAGTATATATATATTATATATCCTGATGCAAGACGTGCAAATTTTCGTGAGCTATTACAAAAAAGCGAAGAAGCGGGGCTAAAAGCATATTTAGCAGAACGCAAAGGAAACCCGCTCGGAATCCTTGCAACGCTCAGGAAATCCCACGGGTGGAGTGTTGACGATAGTGTACGTGA